CACTTGTTTGGCATAAATCAATAACTTTCTTCCCACTGCAGTACATGAGGCCGCAACATCTTTGTCGTAAAAGGTGCTTGTTTTAGCCCCGCATTGTCCGTAAAGTGAATTGGCTGTTAACTTATAGGCGAGTTGTCGTTTATCCAATATATTTTTCATAAATTCGTCCTGTTGTTTTGAAATTAGTTTTTTAGTGGCAGTTCTGGCCGCCAACAACTCTTCTAATACGGCAGGCATAATGGCACGTCCTACTGGAAATTGGGCAAATCTGCATACCTTATATCCACATTTTACTTTATTTGCTTTTCCTTTGGGTGTAGTACGCAAATAGGTATAGGTATCATAGGTAACATTCAGATAGGTATATCCTGGAAGATTGTCATATAGAAATCCTTGTTTTCATTTTTCACCTTTTTCTTCTATTAATTCTCCTTCTAAATTATATTCTTTGGTCCATACTTTGCTATCATGGGATAATCCATCCGATATCATGGAAGAGGGGTAAAGTGAACTGTAATCATTTACTGCAATAGGGTCCTCTGCATAGAAGTTACACTTGGGGTCTAATACAATTGCTCCTTCATATCCGTCCTCCCCTTCTGTTTTATCCAATACGGGCATCAATACTCCCTTTTCACGACATTTTTTAGCAATGAAACTAGTTAGTTTAATACCTTGACCTCGCATGACTAAGAATGAAATAGGAACACTGCAAATACTTGACATCTCAATGAATCCTGTCAATACGTCAATCTTATTGAAAAGATGATGCACCAAATTACAATCTTGTATACAATAGGCAGCAATGGTTCTACGGTCATCGTCTGTACCGTTGGCTAACCGAAATATATCTTGTGGCGATACATCATCTTTGGACAATCCCCATTTGACTTGTAGTTTCATATTTGGATTTACAATGTTGTTCAATACAAAATGGTCCGATTGAACATCCATGACTTTGAACTTTTTACCTTGACGATAATAATTGGAAGAATGTGAAATTTCTTCAAATATGACATAATTATGTTTTTCTAATCCTCGTAAGTTTTTACTATAGACCTTCGTTACATTATCTACATGTTCAATACGCTTTACCTTATCTCCAATAAAATAAGTAGATACTGAATCTAGTTTATACGATTCCAAGTTGTAATCACGCCGAAATAAATTATACAAATCTATCTGAACACGACCTATGGTCTTGAAATATTTTAAACAATGTTCTCCACTGGCAAGAAATATGGAGGTTTCTTCAATCTTCCATTTATTTTTCTCTTCCTTTCCCGCCAGCTCCGTTGTACGCGTAATGTCTAGAAATTCTTCTACACATTTTGTTTCTACGGCACGATGAAACATAAAATCTTCATCAAACCCAAAGATATTGTAGCCAATCAAGATGTCAGGATTCTCGCGTTGTAGTAGGTCTTTCCATGCCACCAATACCCCCTTTTCTTCTTGATAAGACTCTATGACAGCCCCTTCCAATGGACTACATCCGCCCAACACAATACAATGATTCAGGTAAGGTACAGATTCCCCATACTTCCAAAAGGTTGACCCAATAAACGTAACCTTATCTCCTTCCAAGGATGGAAATATGGTATCTAGACTCTTCTTTAATTCCATTAGTTTAGACTCTTTATCAAATAACTTATCCTGTAACATATCTAGTACAGTTTTATGTGAATCATAGGCTTTTACTTCATGTTCTTCTTCTGAATCACTTTCATACTGAAATAAAGGTACAGTAGAGGTATAGTCTTTTAATGGAGAAGACAACCATCTTCTACAGGCATCTTCTAACCATTCTTTTTCCACAGGTTTTTTTGGATAGACCAAATCTATTCCATATAAAGTATCATACCCAAATGCAGTATACATACACTTCTCTAAAGAACATGGATATATCTCTAGTATTTGTTGTGCGACCTTTTTATAATCCTTGATGGGTACTGGAAAATCACCGTGACTACTACTAGCTTCAATATCAAAACTACATACTTTATAAGGTACAGGTGTCTCTTTTTTAATGGCTACAATATCTTTGGCAGAAGTAATCACTTCATAGGTACAGGTGGTCGTCTTATCTTCTACCACTTTTACCGAGGTTGGAAGACGTACCCAACCAGAAGGACTAATTTCTTTCACGTGGAAAAAACGAAGAAGAGGTGGAATGTTTGCTTCATACAATGCAATACGGAGACCTTGATATATAAATCCAGAGGGTTTTAAACCCCAACGCTTTCCATCTTTGGTAGGAATATCTTCATACCAAAGGTTTTTAATCGTTTGAAAACTCTTCATACTTTGAAACTTCAAACATAAGAAGGAATGCTCTTTCTGACCATCAAATCCATCTAACTTTTTACGTTGTACAAGAACCCCTTCTATCTCATCCTTTATTTTAGATTGAAACATGTCTAACAATGCATATTTATTTGTTTTACTAAAACTTGAAGACACTTTACAATAAAAGCATGGCTTATAGTCAGGTATGCATATAGAATAGGTTTCGCCGCGTTCATTTATCCCAAACATCTGAATGGTAAATCCATCTTCCTGTGGAATGTTAAAATCAAAAAGACGAACTTCAGGATGCATTTGTATAATTTACGTGAGATACTATTAAATCAATTTTTATTGTGAGAATATATGGATACACCTTTTTATGTATCCATAGATAAAATGATATATGGACTTCGTGAAGCTATACAAGAATGTGAATACGCATGTTATTGGGACATAGACCCCGAAGCCACGGAAGACGAGTATGAGATTCATCGTATCCAACTCTACGAAGACTACGATATTCTTGAGTTTATTGTATGGATGGATGCATCTTCCAACCGCTACTTATTACTATACAGTTGGTTTAGAGACCCTCTAGATTTAGAATTGCATCTACAGATGGTTCAAACCCGTCCATTTGAATCATGTATCATCTAATAAAATTGAAATACACCTTTATTTCATATACGTTGTATAACATGGAGCCTACAAGAGTACTGTTTAGAAACATGCGAACGTATGGTTCAGTGCCTTGGGTCATTGACGATGCTTATCTTGTTGCCCCATACATTCGTCATGAAGATTTAATGGCATTGATTTCTAGAATTGAAGAGGTTCCTTACAGTGAATTTCTTACCTATCTGGAAAGCTGTAAACCTAAAAATGTAAACCTAACGTATGATACGTCCTGATTTTATATTTAGTTATTGGATATTTCTATGGTATATTTTTTACATGTTCAATCTAACCTCCTTTAGCCCCAAGTTTGCCATTCTTCTTGGACTTCTTGAGAATATGTTTATGTTATTCGTTATCTATAAGGTAGGTATAAATACTATTTATTTTATAATCATGTTCCTATTGCTTAAAGCAATTCCTTTATATACTATTCGTAAAGATACTATACGCGCACAAGATGTGCAGTTTACCTTTGGATTATTTATTGTATATTTGATATGGTGTAGTATAAATCGTTTAAACATTCTAGAGGTATTTAAACGTTCAGTATATCACAAAGATGCACTGAATGATTTACCTGGGATTTCTTTACTTCGTAGTCTAACACTTAAATAGAATCTATCAAAATATTTATGGGAGGACTACAGAATCTAGGGAATACATGTTTTCTCAATTCTATTTTACAAGTGTTGTTTTCATTGAAGGTATGGAATGAACTTTTGCAACCGTGTACACCTACTACCATTGACCTATTTATTGTAGAAGAGTATCGTAAATTATATGTGATGGCACAACAGGAGGCAGTATGTCCTCGCGGATTCATACACGCCTTGCATAAGACAGCCTTACATAAAAAGCGTGTTTCCTTTTTTCCAGGACAACAAGATGCAAGTGAATGTTTGCAATTTCTTATTGAATGTTTTCACGCAGCATATACAATACCTACCCCATTGTTTTATGGCGTAGTTACCTCTATCTTATGGCACGAAGGTGTTGTGGTATCTACGGTTCAACAGCCATTTTTTATGATTGAACTACCATTGATGGGTAATTCGTTAGAAGAATGTCTACAGCAGTATACGTCCATGGAACAACTAGAAGAACCATGGTTTCAAGAAACTACTGGAAAACATATAAAGGTATCAAAACAACTACAGTTCACCACACTTCCCTATTATTTGTGTATTGTATTGAAACGCTTTCGTAACAATCAAACCAAGGACAATAAACACATTTCTATTCCATTACAATTTGACAAGTATACATTAATTGGAGTTGTGTATCATCATGGGTCGTGCCACTCAGGACATTATACGTCTATGGTAAAAGACCCCTCTTGGAAACATTACGACGATTTAAATGTACATGAAGTCAATCAACCTATCTCAGAAGATGCTTATCTATTGATTTTTAGAAAGAGCTGAAGCAAATGCATCCATTGTAAGGGCGGTTCTATCCGTCTGGCTATAATCGGAACGTTGACCACCCTTTTGAAAAAATACAATACTTGGATATGCCGTTACGTTGGCTTGCTTTTTAAGTTCTTCTGTAACAACATCCGTCTTTGAACCATCTATTGCTAAAGTGGCGTAGTCGTGTTTCATAGCAACTAACTTATCCCATTCAGAATCCATGGCTTCGCAATGTCCGCATCCTGGAAAATAAAACCATACAAGTACATTCCCCGCATCAACGGCAGATTTTACTTCAGAAGGTGAGGATGAAGTAAACCCTTCTTTCCGAATCAATGCAACAACAATCAATATACCTAACGTTAAAATAGTCATGAAGGCTACAAATCGAATCATACTTTTAACACTGATGCTTTTACTTCTATACATTATAATATAGACATAGATAAAAACATATATTTTTCATCCATAAATACCTATTTTACTACATGAACCCGCCATTAAGGGACAAGATACCATTGTATCCTGTTCAGTAAAACCAATGTCATGGTATATGGATTCTATCATTTTTTTAATCTCATTACTATAATATGAGTATCCCAGCGTATAGCACTGCAAAATACATTCCCATGTTCTTTGGAAAACCTGGTCCTTTCAATGCAGTTTCTTTAGGAGGAGTTTCCAACTATGTTGCTTATCCTGGTTCCTATCCTGGAAGTCGCGGAGCCCAACCTGGCGGGTTCCCAGGCATCTCACCCCCCGTTACCAATAGCACCCAGCAGGGCAATTCTAGCGTTGCCCCTTTTAGTGAAGCCAGTCAAATCCCATTAGACCGCGAAGTACTACGTCGTGTATTTCCTGCATCCTCTACCTTCAATGACATCTATGTCATGACTGGGCAGAATATAAACGACCCTACAGGTCCTACTGCACGCTGGGCACAAACACCCTTTCGTATCGCAATGAATGCAGGCGACTTGTATTCCCGCCAATACATGCCTGGTGGTTCAAATCAAGTAAAAGGGTCGGTTGGTATTGGAAAATATAAAAATACACGTGGTGCCAGCCAAGGTGGAGGCGTACAGCCAGGAAACGGTGCATCTGGAAACCAACATTACGTCTATGATTCATCCGTCTACACCAAATACAAGCGTCTTGCGAATAAGAATAAAAACTACAACGACATTAGTTTTGGTGGTTCTAACAATGGTGCTTATGTCAGCCTTCTTGCTTCAAAACGGTATTAATAATATGCTGTAAAGATATGGACATTGAAGAAATTGTTGTCAACTTAAAAGTATTAGAAACACTTGAAAAACATCAAAAATTAGTTACCCGCGGTAACTATCTCAACATAGAAACACGTTCTATTGTTCCACAAGCCATTCGCAGATGGAACCGGCAAGATAGCCGACATGAAACCATACGTAAAATCAATACGGTCATTGATGCAGCTATCCATTGTTCAAGCACTTCTTTCAATATACATGAATATTTAAAGAAATCAATTGTTGGATTGCAGAACTTAAAAGAAACCTATGCCACCTGCACCCAAACCTGTGCACGTCTTGACATTTTGATTGATAAGGTAAATCACACAATTCAGTCCTAAGCTGGTGAGTGCTTACAGCATAAGTTGCAACCAAATACCCTGTCCATGCGGTCTCTATAGGAACGATACACCTGTGATTTAACATGTGTACAATCTTTTGGAGTACATGGTGTAGTATGTACAAATTTACCAGATAAACTTACTAAGTTACACCCGTGTATAACTGCATTGATTCCAAGGGCTGTTTCCTTTTTTTTCTCAATGGCGGCAATTGTTTTTTGCCGTAGTCGTTGGCTATAAGAGGAGGAACAGTAAATAGGTTGAGACGTCTTCATAGTATAGAACAATATTATTTACCATCTACCTCCTTTTTTTACATTAATTTTCTGAATACTCTTCTTCCTTGTATTGTCAGGGTCGTAGACATCATCTTCATCGTCTGACTGAATGTCTTTGGATAGTTCCCAAAACTCTTTAGACCCTAATTTAAAATTACTATGGGCTTCTGCTTTATACCAGAAGATTTGGTCAGTAAGTTTGTTGCTTTTAGAATTATTATTGATGACTAAACACTCATAGTTTTCTGTACATTGGTCCATGACTTGACAAAACGATTCAAAGGTAGGGAACATACCCGCATAATTTTCATAAATACGTTTACGATTTGCAATGTAAGGTTCACGAAGAATAAATACATAATCAATGTTTGTTCTTAAATTAGGAGGAATACCTAATGGATATTGCATGGTAATCACCAACATGATTTTCCAATGACGCCCATTCATGAATAGCAATCGCATCAACTTATCTTTGGTCCATCCTGCATCATACAAGCAATCATCTAAAATGACAAAGGTACGTGGGTCAATGCTGGACTTTTTATATGTTTCTACTTCTTTTAACATCTGTTTTAAACATGTTTTTTGTCTTTTTAAAATATTCTCAATGATAGCACTATTGTATTCACTGTGAATAAATAATTTAGGTACATGCGTTTTATAAAATCCATTACCATCTTCTGTTCCAGATATAACTGTTCCAAT